CAATGAAGGATCTCTACCCACTCGGGGTAATGTGGTAAACCCGCTACGTAAGCAGCGAGGCATATCATAAATCTTAATTTCTTGGGTCGAATTCATATTTATAAAGTTGTAATATATCCCTCTATGGGATTTGTATTATTAACCGAAAATGACAGTCGGCATGGGCCTTGTATCATAGGATAATTATACCTTCCATTCACTGAGAATAGATCAAATGGAGCGGCTAGATAAACCGTTCTTTGAGTCGAAGTTCCATCTTGAGAACTTAAGACATTAGCAGAATAACCTACAGCAGCATTTATCAATGTTGATGTGCTTCCAGAATAGTTGATTCTATAGAAGTACGTAGTACCAGGTACCCCGCCAGTTCTATAAGTAAAGATATACTCATTTCCAAGGCGAAGCTGCTGACTGCGAGCTGCTGTTAACTCCAACGTCAAAACTCTGCTTGTTAAAGCGACCATTTGTTGTTGAAGAACTGAAACATTAGTTTCCAAGAGGTTAATTCTTGAGTTATAACTATTAACAAGAGTTGTCAAATTATTAACTTGCGTTGTTAGAGAATTAACTTGACTCTCTAAATCAGAAACCAATACTTCAATTGGAAGAACAGCTGCTGATAAAGTAGCCACCTCTTGCTCCAAGTTAGAAACTTGAAGTGATAGGGGAGCGACTGCTAAGTTAAGAGCAGTCACTTCGGAATTCAAAGAATCCAATTGAGTATTTACTGCGATGAAAGATGCAGTTGTACTCGCTTGATTAGAGTCAACGATAGAACCTAACTGTCTAAGCTGGTCATTAACTTCATCTAAACGCACATTTACAGCATCTAACTGTATTGCTACTTGAGGTACATCAAGCGCATCTAAAATCTCAAAGAGAGTTTTACCAGACTCAAAAATCAAATCACCTATTTGGGTGCTCATCTTGTTCCTGTATAATAAATCTTATTGATTCACGATTGCGCCTAATAGACTCAATCACTGCATCATATAATCCATATAAACAGATTATAATGATAGCTAATACAATTATTTCTCCAAAGTACATAAATGGGAATTATTTTGATAGTATCTAGCTAGATACTTGCGTTTCGCCACTTCGTAGCTCACACTTAATAAAGAAGCTAATGCTCCTCTCAGATCTTCGTCGTTACATTTTCCTAGTTTCAAACGAAATTCGTCATAGTAATCCTTACCGTGCAACAACGCTTCAAACATCGTTTGCTCAGCAAGATTATACCAAATCTCATGTTCAGCTGTATCAATTTGTGTCCACACAAAAGGGGACTCGATTGATCTCTGTAAAAGCGGGGCAACTATTAAATTTTCCCACTCAACAATCCCTCTTTTCAAGAATTGAGCTTGATCAATGGGGCAGAATTTTCGCTCTATCCCGTCTTTAGCTCCAGGTGTTATGATATGTCCTATCGAACTCATGACTTCCTTAGCGGTGAAATAATTATATTTCTCTGCATACTCATCGGAGACTGATTCGATTTTATCATCTCCAAAGCTCACTCCAGAAACATTGTTTCGAAACTCGCTCAAGTCGTCAATACCTGTAGTTTTAATCCAAGTATAGTATGACAATATGTCATTGCAGATACAATTGATAACAGTGGTTAGATATTCGCCACTTTTGTTACCTCTTTCTGTCATATAGACTGTATCATAATCAACAACATATGTCTTTATTGATTCCAATTCAAGAATTGAGCGAGCTGTATCCCATTCGTCAGGAGCTTTAGCCACTATAACCTGTCTGATTATTGAAAATGCTGCATGCATTAGTTCACTATGAAGATGTTTATCATAGTTAGAAAAATCCATATCGAATACATTAGGATGGCGATTTAGATGTTCATAAATCGCTTTCCATTGCAACGAATGTGGATTGACTCCAACTGCATGGTTCAACTTCAAAAAAGCTTGTGAATAAGCTTCTTTGAAGTTTCCAAACAATGCTGCATCGCATATCACTTTATCAACTGGGATACAGTGAAAAACACGAGTCTTTGCATTTTCAATGGCTGAGATCTTAATAACAGCGTCTTTCAATTTAGAGTTGCTAAGAGATACAAGTCTCTCTCCCTGATTAGCACTAAGCAACTTCTTTACTACTCTGCTTTTCAAGCGTGATCCATTCACATCATCTATGAACGAGATATAGCCATCTTCATTTCGCAAGAAGTGCTTTTTCTTAGAGCATCCAGGAATCTCATTCCATGGCAAACCACTCGCTTTATCGAGCTCCATACCTGTACAGAATGAATTCTCTCGATCACCGTTTAAGCCAAGCTCAAGCAAGCTTTCCATGTCAGTTGGAGTTGTTTTTATATGACCGATTTTGTTAGTCATCTCAACTGTCAAATGTTCAACACATTTAGCAAGAACATCTTTATCCATCGGAGGAAGATCAGAGCACATCACACTGTTAGGTATGAGTAATAAGCTCTTTTCTCCTAACCCATTCCTAGGAACTTCAATCTTTATTCTCGAATCGTTTCCATCGAGAGGACCAGGTTGAAGCTGTTCTTCGAATTGTTCGTGGAAGGGACTATATTTCCAATGAGCTAAAGACTTATCACCTGCTGGCTTGGTTTTAAACTTGTATTTTCCTAAGAAAGTACATTGAGGACCAAAAGGTAAATCTGTTGGCAGACCATCTACTATTAGCTTGCGGAAAGAATCTTCTTCCGCCCCGTGTTGAGTAAACAACCGGATATCCTCCTTTCGAAGAATGGCAGCATACCAATTTGAAACTGTACCGCCACAATGAAAACCAATAATCTTTGATTGATATCGATCTCTGTATGAGAGGATTAAACCTCCACAATCACCTTTTCGGGCCAATGAGACACTCATATTCAATTGAGATATCTTCACGAACTCTGTCAATTGAGATGTTACAGAACCCTTAGCTCTTATGAACTTAGTTTTTTGACCTTCGATCGAAACACGTCCGATAGCTAACGCTGGGGCAGATGGTAGGAAACATAAACATGACTGATCGTCTGTTATCTCTCTCCAATTTTTCTCATCACAGAGATATGGTTCGATAGATCGGAATCTATCAACCATGGAAGCCATCATACTACATTGACTTCTTATGCCCTTGGACATTAACACAGATTTAAATCTGTCTTTATTAATGATACGCGCAAATCCAATGTCTCTTACGAGATCTGTAGATTCGACGTGACAGATCTGATATCCTTGTAATGTTTTGCGATTACCCCATCGCCAGAATCTGACGTATTCACCAACTTC